TCGCGGTTAATCTGCCAATACACGTTTGTTCCCTCGTAAACGATTTATTGGAGATTCATCATGAAACAGAAATTGACCGCAGTGCTGTCGTCCGTGGTGGCAGGCGCCACTATCAATACTCAAGAAGCTGGTTATTTGCCGGGCATGCAGGTTGTCGCTGATATGTTTGCACCTGCTGGCGCATTCTCAGGTTCAGCAAAATGGCAGACTTCCGTTGATGGCACTACCTGGGCCGATGCTGGTTCTGCATTCACGACTACCACAGGCGGTTATAACCCGCAGACAATTACCTTGGCGCAATTCCTGCGCTTGAATTGCACTAACTTTACATCTGGTTCCGTTCAAGGTCGCATCCTGTCTGACATTGGCGGTTAATCAATGCTTGAGCAGGTAAATGACTCAAAGGGGCCGATCAGCCCCGAGAAAAAACGCGAGCAAGACCATTGCGTCCGGCTATTGAAGCGCATCAAAGTATTTGAAAAGCAGCTTAAAGACCGGGCCGAGGGCTGGAAAGAAGCAAGGCAGTATGCCAATGGCGACCCATGCGATGACGGCGAGGAAGGTCTTGTCCGCGTTAATCTCGTTGGCTCTATGTTGGAGGCTATTCAGCCTTCAATATATGCGCGCGCCCCTGAAATTGCTGTAGAGATTGACGATAGGCTTGACTCTAGCGAGTATCCAATTATCGGCAAGTTTGCCCGCACCCTTGAAAATGCGTTAAACGTATTTCTGGTGAAGGACGCAAACCTGAAGAAGCGCGGCAAGGCAGTTGTTCGCGGCGCCCTTACTTCAACAATCTCATACGCAAAGATCATTTACCAGCGCGACTATCGCGATGATCCGCTTATTCGCAATCGAATCAATGATACCCAGGACAACATTGAGCGCATCAATCTTCTACTGGAAGAGACTGACCCGGATGGAGAAGAGTGCGCCGAGCATACGGCCAAGCTTTTTGAGTTGCAGCAACAAATAGCAGCACTTGAAAAGCAAGTAGAAGTCGTGGCCGCTGAAGGTTTAGTCGCTGATGTTTTAAGTTCTGATGACTTGATTATCATGGACTCAAGCGTCCGTGATGTGGATGACTTTGACCAGGCCAGTGAGATTGCCCACAAAATCAAGATGACTGTCGGCCAGTTCAAGCGACAGTTCAAGCGAAAACCGCCACAAGGCACTGTCAATTATGTCTTGGATGGTGAAGAAGATGCCAACCAGGAAAACAAAGACTACGACAATGACGACAAGATTGTCATTGTGTATGAAGTGTGGTCATTGGCTGACCTGACTGTTTACACGCTTTGTGAAGGTGCCAAAGAGTATATCCGTGAACCATACCAGCCTGAATCATTGGGCGCTAAATGGTATCCATTCTTTGGCCTGCAATTGCGCCGCGTTGAAGGCGTTAAATATCCTAAGTCTTTTGTCGAGCAGTTGATTGAGTTGCAGGACGAGTACAACACTCGCCGGACCAATGCGAAAGAACATCGCCAGAAAAATATTCCTGTTCGCTTGGTGAATAAGGCGTCAGGTATCACTGATCAGGAAGTCAGCGCAATTAATAGCCGATCAATCAAAACAGATGTGATTGGTGTAACTGCGGATGACCCAAGCACTTTTGCAAGTCAATTGGTTGGCCTACCTGAAATCCCTTTCAACCCAGCCATGTACGACACAAGCGACATCCTCTATGACATGGAGCGCGTCGGTAATACTCAGGATGCGGCAGTAGGCGCCATCCGTAAAGCCAAGACAGCGACTGAGGCAGAGATTGCCGCTAGTGGCCAGCAAGGCCGTGCAAGTGAGGCGGTTGATGTGGTTGAGGATTGGCTGACTGATATTGCCACGTACTCGGCTCAAATACTTTTGCAACAGGTTCCAGTTGAAGAAATCAAGCGCAGATTCGGGAAGGAAAGCCAATGGCCAACCGTACCGATGGCCAAGAAAGATTTGTTTGAGCTCGTCAATGTGACTATCCGGGCCGGATCCACTGCCAAGCCTAACAAGATGCGTGAGCGTGATCAGTGGATTCAGTTGCTTCCTGAGATTCAGAAAGCGCTCGATACGCTGATTTCTGCCAAACAGAACGGCAATGAACAGCTTGCCAATACCGTCATTTCACTCCTGGATGAAACATTCCGTCGGTTTGACGAGAAGCTTGACGTGAAAAACCTGCTTGGCCTGACGGACGAAGAAGGCAATGAGATTCAGCCTGAAAACGAAATCCCGCCAGAAGTGCAGCAACAGATGCAGCAGATGCAGGAACAAATGCAAGCGCTGATACAGGAAAACGAACAGCTTAAAGCGGATCGCAGTATTGATCAGCAAGAAGTAAACATTAAACAGCAGCAGGCCGACACCGATTCACTGGCCACAATGCTTAAAGCAACAGGAGAAAATGAAGATGTCCAGCATACAGGTGATTAAAGAAAATAGCTTGGGTATTAATCGTGGGTTGTATGGAGCAACTTTTGGCAACTCATTGACGCCGGGCCAAATTTCTACACTTCTTTCAGAACAAGCAGCAGTTTCTGTAGGAACGGATGCGCGCGACATCGACAATAAAATGTTTGGACCAGTCGCCAAGCATTGGGGACCAGCGACTGGAAAATCAAACCTTCCAAAAGTGGCAGGAACGTTTAATTACTTGTTTGGTGATTGTGAGAACATTCTTGTCAATGGTGCAAACGGAAAGATTCGAGCAACTGCTGCATTGATTCACGGCGTTGGTGAAAACATGCGCGCCATCAATAACGGATTTACCAATGGTTTTGGAGATTTCAAAGCAGCTGTAATCGTTAATGGCGTTTCTTATCCTGGGGTTGTGGTTGATACCTTGGATAAAGATTATGCGGTATTAACTGCTGCAAATATGGTTAACGGTAACCCTCGCATTGGCAGGTGCTCTTATGGAGATGTGCTTACGTTTGAGTTTGATATTAATGGCCAATACTTGCCGCCAGGTTCTGCCGTTAGGTACAAACTTACTGGGGTACAGACAGCGCACAATGATAATGGCGGGGGCACTTTTGGCGTCAATCAATTCATGTCTTACAACGCACAAAACAAGTCAAATGATGTGTTTGTGCGCAATACAAACGGAAGTTCAGTAACTCCAGCTAACTGGCAAGCATGGCTAGATGCAGTTGACACTGTTGACCCCACTACAACATTACCAGGCGGCACTACGGGTCAAGTTGGGATTCGTTTTTTCAATCTATACACCGAAACCACAAACCCAACCTTTGCGGTTCCAGGCGACAGTAAAGAGCATGGTCAAGATGACGGCTCAACTTCAAACTATGACACCGGGCTTGATATTTACGGGCTGAACGGTGAAACAGCAAACATTCTTGGTTATCACTATGGCATTGCTAACCTTGGCATGCAAACAGAGAAGGGTTCAGACATCACTGACATTAGTAAATATGGCGGTCGTGCCAAGCTTGCAAAAATGTGCACAAATGGTGTATGGGGTTATTTTTACAATGACATTGGTTTAGGTGGCGCTTGGTCTGAAGAAATAAACGTCCTTGCAACTGCTAAATCAGTTTTTAATACCGTGACGGCTTTAATGCCTCATATTAAAAACTGGATTATGAAGACAATCACGCCAAGCGTGACATCCTCTGATTATTTGACTAGCTACACCGGACAATCTCCAATTTATAATTCACGCATTACTAATATCCTGAATGGTGCCATGCGCCGCGGTTTGTTTGGAAATGCCGGATTCATTGATGCTGAATTTTGTGTGACCCCGGCACAAGGTAGCGGGCTCATTGAAATTCCTTCTAACACCGTAGTGGTGAATAGCGGCACCGGTTCAATCACTGTTAACGCAGCATCTGGCACAACACCAGCTACAACTGTGTTAAATGCAAGCACGGCTCCATTTAAACGCGAGCACAACAATATGCACATCGTCATCCCAGGAATGGGCGCCTCTGGTGGTGTTTTAAGAGCGCAGATGCAATATATTGATGCAAGCAATGCAAGGCTGATTATCAGACGTTCTGGGGATGCTCCTATAGCAATTCCAGCATCTTTCCTCAACTCAGCAAGCCCAATGGCTTTAACTTTCTCTGCAAACAACTTGTACATTGGCGCAGAGGATTTGATCGAGACTTCTGGCAGTTCATATATCCACTTTGGTCGTCGTGGTGAGCGCTTGATGGGCCAGCGTTGCCGTTCCAGAAGCCCAATTGTTTTAATTTAATACATACCCGCTTCGGCGGGTTTTTTATTGCTCATTCAAAACCATTTATCGCATGGAAAAATTCTCTGTGTTGTAGATTTATGGCACGTGTATTTAATTAAAGGTGCCGACCACATGAGTCAATTACTTCGCTTTATCTTGTCGTTTTGTATGTGTTATGCAGTTGATCCTGAAGATGCAGGCGGTGAAATTGACCAGCCTGGAGAAGTTGATAGTGGTGATACTGAAGCCGTTGTCGATGCTGGCGAAGAAGCCTGGCAAGCAATTCAGGACGGTGGCGATGCAGACGATGTTCAAACTGGTGCTGATGATGAAACTGCGCCAAAAGATGAGAAGGCGGTCAATGATGATGTAGCGCAGGAAGGCGCGCAGACTGATGAAGCTGCTGCCGCTGCCAAAGCTGATCAATCAGCCATCACCGAAGATGATTTAAAACCACTGGAAGGCGCCAAGGCAAAAACGCAAGAGCGATTCCAGAAGGTTACCGAAGGCTACAAAGCAGAAAAAGAACGCGCTGACAAACTCACTGAAGAGGTGAGCCGCTACAAAGAATCGTTCGATTCATTACGTCAGCTTGGGTTTACAGACGAAGCGGCGGCAAGTGACTTAGTTGAGTTTTCAGCATACCGCAATGTGCTGGCTTCCGGCGATGCAGAAAAGTTTCAAGAGATTATCAGCGCACAGATTAAGCAATTTCAAGACTTGCACGGCAAGCCTATTCAGGTTTCCGGTTCAATTTTGGCAGACCATGCTGATCTGCAAGCAAAAGTTGAAGCGATGGAACTGGACGAGCCGACTGCAATTGAAGTGGCTAGAACTAGAAACCTTCAGGCCCGGGCAGCGCGCGAGTCACAAAGGCAGCAAGAGCAGCATGGAGAACAAGCCAGGTCTGAGCAGGCTGTTCAGGATGGTGCAAACGCTGTTGCCGCCCTTGAAAATGAATGGCGTAACAACGATGCAGACTTCCC